GGAGAAAGGCTTATCAAGAGGCAGCTAAACAGCAAAAAGAAGCTCAAGCAGAGTTTGACAGAGTAACTAAAGAAACTACAGCTAACATAAAATCACGTGAAGCTGCCTATTTAAAGCAGAGAAAAGAAGGAGAAGCTAAAGTTTCTTCTGCTAGAAGTGCTCAAACTGCAGCAGCAGCTAGGGCAGTAAAAGCTAAAAAAGAAGGTGCAGCTAATGTTGCTTATGCAACTAAACAAACTGCAGCAACTAAGTCCAGAATACAATCTGAGAAAGCCGCTAAAGCTGCTCAACTTGCAGCAGCTCAAAAGAAAGCAGCTTTAAAGGTTAAAACAGCTAAAGCTCCAGGTGTGTCTGGAACAGTAGTTAAAGCTATTGGTGGTTTAGCTGGTACTGGTAAAACTGGTTCTGCTAAGGGTAAAACTAAGGGTGTGAAAGATAAACCAGGCAAGCTTCTAATTGGATAAATGATACCTCCTATTACTGAGGATATAATCAAATATCTAGAGGAAGTCTATCCAGATAAGGCTCCAGATATTAGTATGGAAGAGAAACTTATTTGGTTTACTGCTGGTCAGGTGGCGGTTGTACGTCATTTGAAAGAACAGTTTAAACTACAAGAAGAAACCAAGTACAACTGAGGGCTATAGATGGTCGTAATTACAGGCACTATGATCGCTGGCGGTTTAATAGCTGGCGCATCTATATATCAAGCAAGACAAGCAGCAGCTAATGCTAGAAAAGCTGCTGAAGCTTCAAGAGCTAGAACTGCCCAAGCTAGAGAATCAGCTCAAGCTCAAATAGCTCAAATGCAAGCTGATGCTGCTCAAAGAGCTAAACAATTCCAAACACAAATAGAACAGAGTAGAGCAGCTACAGCAGCTTCAGTTGCAGCAGCGGATCAAGCTACGCAGCAATCTAAAATGCAAATGCAACAACAGCAGGCGCAGTCAAATTTAATGATCCACCAACAACAGCTACAATCTGCTATAGCTAGACAACAAAAAGGATCTCCTGTGGGTAAAACTAGGCGAACAGCTAAACGTGGTACTCCTGAAAGTATGCGAACTAAACTGAGTATTGATTCAGGTTTAGGTACTGGGGGAACTGGATCTACTGAAGGAAGTTCAGCAACTGGATTAGGAACAAATGTATAAAGGAACTGCTGAATCTAGGTATAGATATCTAGAACCTGAAAAGAGTTTATATTTAGATCGTGCTATTGAGTGCAGTAAATATACACTACCTACTCTTATAACTGATAACGATAGGAGTTCAGGTAAACAAGTCTATAACAAGATAACTACTACATTTCAAGGTTTAGGAGCTAGAGGTGTTAATAACTTAGCAGCTAAATTATTAATTGCTCTTCTACCTCCAAACCAAGCATTTTTTAGGTTGTCTGTAGATGATATAAAGCTACAAAAGGAATTAGATAATTTTAAAGATCTGCAATCTGAATTTGAACAGCAGCTTTCTTTAATGGAACGTGCAGTGATGCGTAACATTGAAGAATCTGGAGATCGTACAGCACTCTTTGAAGCTTTAAAGCATTTAATAATTGGTGGTAATGCTTTACTTTATGTAACAGAAAAAGGGACTAGAGTTTATCCTCTTAAGTCTTTTGTACTTAATAGAGATCCAGAAGGAAATATTCTTGAAGTAGTTGTTAGAGAGGAAATCAATCCTGAAGTACTCCCAGAAGGTTTAGCACCTAAGAATCAAGATGGTAATCTTTTAGATAAATCAGTCTTCTTATATACCTATATTGATTGGGATTACGCTAAGAATAGATGTAAGTGGCATCAAGAAGCTTACGGAAAGAAAATAGGCAAACAAGGTTCAGTACCTATAGAGAAAGCTCCTTGGATTCCATTGAGGCTTTATCGTGTAGCACATGAAGCCTACGGACGTAGCTTCTGTGAAGAGCTGCTAGGCGATCTTAAATCTTTAGAGTATCTCTCAAAAGCCATAGTCGAAGGTTCGGCTGCAGCGGCTAAGATAATTTTCTTATGTAATCCAAATGGAACTACACGACCCGATAGTTTGGCTAGAGCTGCTAATGGTAGCATTGTGGCTGGTAATCCTAATGACGTAGCTCCCCTGCAAATGCAGAAGCAAGCGGACCTTACGGTTGCCTTAAATACGATTGCAAGAATTGAACAGAGATTAAGTTTTGCTTTCTTACTTAATAGTGCCATCCAAGCTGGTGCTCAAGGTAGGGACCGCGTTACAGCGGAAGAGATCAGAATGGTTGCGCAGGAATTGGAGGCAGGATTGGGAGGAGTTTATTCCATACTTTCTGTAGAACTACAACTACCCTTAGTTAACAGAAAGATGGCTCTTATGGAGAGAGGTGGGAGTCTTCCTAAGCTTCCTAAAGATATAGTTACTCCACGTATTACAACAGGTCTGGATGCTCTTGGTAGAGGTAATGATAAAGCTAAGTTGATTGAGTTTGTTACAACTCTATCTCAAACTATTGGCCCAGAAGGTATGGCTAAGTTTGTAAATAACAGAGAACTCATAACCAGATTGGCAGCATCAGATGGTCTTGATACTTATAAGCTAATCAAGTCTGAAGAACAACTAATGGAAGAAGAGCAGCAATCGGCTATGATGATGCAACAACAAGCTGCAGCGCAAGATCCTAATAATGATCCTGCGAAACAAGCTCAATTATTACAAGCTGAAAATGACTCAATCAGGACAGACCAAGAAACCGCAGCCCCAGAAGGCGGTATCTAAACCAGAAGTTGATATTAAACCTCCTGTTAAAGAAAAACCTAAAACTCAGTTAGATGTTCTCATAGAACGACTACAAGAAGAGAAGCCTCAGACTTATGAGGTTTACTTAAATGCTGTTAAATCTAAAAAAAGAGTTAGCATTTATCCTGACTTATCAATTCGTATCGGCTAACTATGGAGATTAACACCGCTGGTGGGGCTTTTCCTGCTGAAACCCCTGCTTACAATGAACAGGACCAAGCAATTCTTGATGGTAAGGAACCACAAGAAGAGGGTCAGGAAGAACTTATTGGTGGTAAGTTTAAATCCGCTGATGATCTTCTACAGGCTTACCAAGAACTTGAAAAGAAACTTGGAAGTCAAGATAAAACTGAGGAAGTACCGCAAGATACGCAGTATGAATCAGAGGATCAAGACGTTCAGGCAGGAGACATTGTAGGTGGTGTTGAGCAAGTACCTCTTAGTGAAGCAGATGAAAATGCAATCATAGAAAGTATAGGAGGTGATGATGGTTTAGAAGCCTTAGCTAAATGGGCACAAGATAATTTAGATCCTTCTGAAATTAAGGTTTATAACTCAGAAGTTAATAGCGGAGACTTTACTAGGGCTAGGAATGCTTTGCAGTCAATGTACTTTGCTATGCAACAGCAGGAAGGCTATGAACCATCATTAGTAGATGGGCGTTTATCTGGACAATCTACTGATATATATCGATCAGTTCAGGAGGTAGAGGCTGCTATGAATGACCCACGTTATCTACACGACACTGCCTACACAAGAGACGTAGAAGAGAAGATTAGTAGATCAGACGTACTAACACCTAGATATTAGGCTAATATTAAATAAGCTTATGTAAGAATTGTTGCCTCTGAGGAGATAACAGCAGTTGTGTCGTGAGCGTTTTTAACATTTAATCATTCAAATCGATGCCAGATTTTTCGAGCATCTCTAGGTTAGGTGGTATTAATGGCGTTCAATATAACGCTAACTCTGCCGCTGGTAACTACGAAAAAGAGAATGCGAATTTTCTGAAAATCTTTTCTGGAGAAGTACTAACCGTCTTCAATAGAGAGACAATTTTCAAAGACTTAACTCAAAAGAGAACCATCTCCTCAGGTAAATCGGCCAGCTTCCCAATTACGGGTCGCTTCTCAAGTCGATATCACCGCCCAGGCGATTGGATCACTGGCCAAGGCAACAAAGGCATGACTGGTGAGAAGATTATTACAATTGATGACCTTCTTATCGCAGATGCCTCAATTTATGATTTAGATGAAGCCAAACTCCATTGGGACGTTAGGTCGATTTATAGTCGTGAATTAGGACGTGCTCTCTCAAGGGCTTATGACCAGCGTCTAGTCTTTCTCTCCTCTCTCCTT